ATCATATGTCGCTACAGTATTGGAACGAATAAGAAAAAGAGCATCTTATGGTAATATATGATATCACTGTGCTTAATGTTTTATTTTTAATGGGATTTTACTCATGTCGGTATATAAAAATGTTTTGCTTTAATAGGTGGCGGTTAAGTTGCCATTATACATACGTTTAATAATTCCTTAACCCTATTATAGGGTTAAGGAATTATTATTAGTTGAACTACATCACTACGATGCTTTTCTCTGGTGGTGGGCATACTGGTAAGCTGAAATATACCCGTCACTATTCACATCAAGATAATCTGACCACCACTGCATCATCGCGATCCGTTCCTCCAGATATTCAGCCTTGTGAATATACGCAGCGCGGACGCTGTTTCTTTCCTGGTGGCTCATCTGCTTTTCAATGGCTTCTTTGCTCCACAACCCCGACTCACTTAGCGCACTACACGCCATTGCCCGGAAGCCATGCCCACAGACGTCTTTTTTGGTGTCATAGCCCATCACGCGTAGCGCCTTATTCACAGTGTTGTCGCTCATACACTTGTCCTGGTCGTACTCGCCGGGAAAAATAAACACCAGATGCCCGGAGAGGGCCTCGATCTGTTTCAGTATCGTAATCGCCTGATCCGACAGCGGCACGATATGCTGGATTTTCATTTTCGAACCCCGGTAAGAGAAGCGCACATTTTCGATCTGCTCGCGCTCTTCCGGGATCACCCACAGTTTTTGCTGCCAGTCGATTTCACTCCAGCGGGCAAAGCGTAGCTCACTGGAGCGCACGAAAAACATCAGCGATAACTTGAGGGCATATTTCGTCAGCAACCTGCCACAGTAGCTATCCGTGCGGGTTAAAAGCTCAGGCAGCTTGTCCAGCGACAGGGCCGGATAGTGATTCGTTTCTGGCGCGGCAAACTCACCGTCCAGATACAGCGCTGGGTTCACTTTGAGCAACTGCTTTTTCATCGCGTAGTGCATGATATCGGTGACGTAGTTTTTCAGCCGGGCGGTGATCTCCAGAAAACCTTTGCTCTCCACCTTGCGCAGCGTGACCAGCAAATCCTCTGTTTCGATCTCCTCGATAAGGCGATCCCCGATATCCGGGAAAACATACATCTCCAGCCTGCGCATAACGGTTTTCGCGTAATGCTCAGACCAGCGTTTGTGCTCGCCATGCCAGTTAGCGGCGATCTGGCTGAATGTCTGCCCATTTTTCCTCTTATGCTTCTCCGTCTGCTTCACCGCAGCAGGATCGACGCCTGCATGAATGTTATTGCGTGCCGTTTCACGCAGGCGGCGAGCCTGCAACAGGGATATCTCCGGGTAGGGGCCGAAAGCTAACTTTTTCTCTTTGCCGTCGATACGGTACTTCATGTACCAGAGTTTTGAGCCATTGGGTTTGATCAACAGGTACAGTCCGGAACTGTCTGTCATTTTGAAAGGTTTGTCGGAGGGTTTGATCTTGCGGATCGTGGTGTCTGTTAATGCCATAGCGGGGGGCTCCATTTGCTCACCGAACCGTGAGGCCCCCGATTAAGCCCCTAAAAACTATGGATGTCAAGAAACCCGACAGCCTCTCGCGAGACAACCGGGTAAAGATAAGTTCTTGTTTTTTAACTATCTTGAGACACATAGAGATGTCTCAAAACTAAAATCTGGCTCCTCTGACTGGACTCGAACCAGTGACATACGGATTAACAGTCCGCCGTTCTACCGACTGAACTACAGAGGAATCGTGTGAACGGGGCGCATATTACTTAGCGGTACCTTGTCTGTCAACACTAAATTTCATAAGTCATTTCAATTGGTTAATTAATCTGCAAAGTTGTTAATTAATGAACATTCGTCGCCGAAAACGAGTCTGTATCATTAGCGTGATGCAGTCTCTGCAAAGGATCTTGTTGATAAAATTGGCAGAAACGTTGCCACAATGAAGGGAAACGAGGAGCAAAAAGTTCTGGGGCGCTAAAGAAATATTCAGAAAGTACGGCAAAACATTCAGCAGGATCACTGGCAGCATAAGCATCAATGCTCGCCGCATTCTCGCCAACCAATTCGATTTCTTCCTGAATGTTGTTCATTGCAGCATGAAGATCGTGTTCCCAGCCAGCAACCTCACGCAACGGAATAAAGGGAACTCCGCTGGCGCGATCGCCGTTACGGGTGTCCAGCTTATGAGCGACTTCATGAATAATCAGGTTAAAACCAGAAGCATCAAAAGAATCTTGTATATCCAACCAGTTCAAAACGATAGGCCCTTGCTGCCAGCTCTGACCTGACTGAACAATACGTTGGTTATGCACCAGACCGATATCGTCTTCCCATTCATCATCGACCACAAATGGCGCAGGATAAATTAAGACTTCATGAAAACCATCCAGCCATTCCAGTCCTAACTCCAGAACGGGTAGGCAAAATAGAAGTGCTATCCGGCAGCTTCTTAATGAATCCAGTTCAAAGCCCTGTAAAGGAACAAGCCGCTTTTGCTGTAAAAAACGTTCGGCAAGAGTGACTAATTTGCTTTGTTCCTGTTCCGTCAGACACGTTAAAAGGGGGATCGATAGTGCTTCCTGCCAGGGAAGGGCAGTTTGATGTGCTGATTCTTGTACTTTCCAGGGCCACTTAATCATCGTTTTGCTCGCAAACTCGTCACTTGAACAAAATTGCACGGACAGGGACTGTTAAAATGCCAAATTTCCTGGCATCATGGCAACCATCTGAACGGAGAGATGCCGGAGCGGCTGAACGGACCGGTCTCGAAAACCGGAGTGGGGGCAACTCCACCGGGGGTTCAAATCCCCCTCTCTCCGCCAAAATTCAATCACTTATACATCATTAAGTCAGTGACAAAAATCACACTTGGAATTACTTGGAATATTTTCTTGGAATATTTTCAGGTAACGGGACATCAAGTGTCGGTGAAACTTTAACCTTCCTGTCATAGATTAGCACTTGCCCCTCGGTTTTGTGACCAGAGAAAAGTTGCTTATCCCGACTGCTTCCTTCATAGTCTGAAATTCCTTTCGCCTTCAGATCATGAAAGGTGAAGTCGGTTAAAATACCTGAAATTTTGCCTGCGCGATTTCTTGCTTCTACCCACATTTCGTTAAAGCCTTTGTACATATATCGGTTGCCGTATTGATTACTGATTACATAGGCGGATGTTGGTAACTGTTTTGCTTTTTCGATCGCCGCCTGTAATCGTGGACTCCATGCTTTTATCTGTTTTTTTCCTGTTTTCCCTTGCTGGATAAAGATTCCGTCGTTTCCAATCTGCTCCCATTTCAGCGATAACACATCGGAAACCCTCGCTGCACACAGATAGGCAATTTCCATTGCGATAAAAACAGGAAGAGGTGCAACGCTTAATACTGCCTGGTATTCTTTGTCGGTTACATATCGTTCGCGGTTTTTGGCCTTGAATTTACTTACACCTGCACATGGGTTAGCCTTCACGTACCCTCGCTCATACCCCCAACTGTAAACGCGGGACATACTGCTTTTTTCATGGTTGGCTTGCGTTTTACTCTGTTCCCCTCTCTTGTCCATGTATCGACGGATGTGTTCTGGTTTTATGGAATCTGCCGGCACCTTACCGAATACGGCAAGCAACTTTTTTTGATGTTGCAGATAATCTTTTTGTGTTCTTGGACTGAGGTCACTGTAATAGGCGCTGGCGAGGAATTTTTCCCACAAGCGACCGAATGTCATTGCACGATCGCGATTATTTACAGTTTCCTCATACTTTTTCCATAAAGCAGCTAAACCATCCTTGATGGCGGTTAGTGTGACAGATTCTCTGGATGTTGGTTTCCATACATAACTATATTTATTTGGGTATACATTTGGAGGTAGTTTTTCGTGTTCAGGATTTTTCCTTCGTCTTCCCATTAGATTGCACCAAAATTCGGCTCTACCTCGCGTGGTGGTAAAGTTTTATTGCAGGTAAATAGATCCCGGCTGACAATCGGTTTGCCACTACGATTGGTATAGAACGGAAGCCCGTTTTCCGTTAACCATTTTCGCTGGTGGCTTGCATATTTGCAGCCCGTTAATATTAGCAATTCATCTTCGGTTAAAAATAAGTTGCTCATAGCTATATCTCATAACCGCCGCTAACTATATACGGTTAGCGGCAATTAGGGTTGAACATTAAAAATCAGCCTGACTCGGGATCAGTTTTTGCCAGATAACTGAAACGTATTTTGCCTGGTAACGGGCGTCATCAAGTGCATTATGGCGCTCACCTTCGAATGGAATAGCCGTTCTGGCATCGAAGTCTATGGCTTTCCCCAGCTCAACGATTGTGCGTACATCGCGATCGTTGTAGTAACGCCACGGGCAGGGGATCCCCTGCCGTTCGTATGAACGGCGCAAAATCGTGTTGTCGAAGTTGGCTCCATTTCCCCAGACCTGAACAAAAAATTCACCGGAGTTTTCGTCGATAAATTCCCGCAATTGTAACAGTGCATCATCTAACTGGATTTCATCGGTCATAATGGCAGATTGCGCTTCGCGTGATTGCTTAAGCCACCATTTAATGGTGTCCCGATCAATGACTCCGCCAGCAGTTTCCAGATCGATAGTCTTACTAAATTCCGGTCCCATATCTCCGGTTTGCGGATCGAAAAATATTGCACCTATTGAGATGATCGGGGCATCAGGATTTTTTCCCATGGTTTCAAGGTCGATCATTAGATGGTCACACGTCCTGCTGGTGGATGTGATTTCTTGATGACCGTTCACCTTAATTGAGTGATCTGCCGTCTCGCCAGTTTCATTATCGCTATCGTGATGCTGATTGCCGCCAGTGTTCTCCTTGTGTGGATGTTCAGCGCCTTCCATTTTCTCCGGATCATCTTCCTGAACTTCAACCTGATACTCTTCATCGAATGTTTCCTGGTATGTTGCGTCGCCCATCACCGCGCCACAATCAGGGCAGTTGCCGCCGCCGGTCTGACCGCAGGCGGTGCAGACTTTTTCCACTTCCTGTTGCGCCACTGGTTCAGGCTGTTTCGTTTCTGGCTCGTTTTGTAACGCATTTGGGCTGTTTTGTTCCGCTTTTTGGTAGTTCCGTTCCGATTCATGCTGGTTCTGGTTTACAGAATCGCGGGTCTGGATCCCCTTAACCCATTTCGGATCATTCGGGTCGCTAATCCCTGCAACAAATTCTCCGCGAGAGGCAGCAAGCAACTTATCGGCGTCAGGCTGGCTGATATTGGCTGCCTGCATAATTTTGTTTACTTCGTCAGCGGTAACTTTTACCGGCTCTGGTTGTGCGGTCGTGTCAGATGCACCAGTATTTTGTTGTGAACCTGAGTATGTACCGTTTTTGCGGGCGAAATATTCTTCTTTCGTGATTTCAGTAGCCCCGGCAGCCAGTGCCTTATCCAGACCAGAAAGTTTGTTTGCGCGACCGTATTTTTCGCCATCCTTGTCGGTGAAGAGGAAGTAGAACGGCCCCTCACGCTCTACAGATGGTTCGACTTCCACTTTGCATTCGGTTTTTTCGTTGTCCGGAATTGCCGTTTCCACTGCATCAGTTTCTGGTACTGGCGACGAGAGAGTATCAGTTGCGCTCTGATTTGTTCCTTCATCTTCAAACACGCCCTTTGTAGTCAGGTATTCAGTAATGTATTTGTTCAGTGCCACAGGGTCTTTGTGAATGTCGATCGGACGTTCACGGACAAGGCCAAAAATAGTCTGGCGGTCGTAGCGAAGGGCATCAGGCTGTTTGCGCATTGATGCCGAGATACGCTTCCAGTCTTCGCGGTAGTTGTCGATAACTTCATTTTTTGCCCAGCGATGGATGCTGCCGTCAATGTTTCCGGCATCCACATCACCAGGCCAGAGAGCGTAGGCCAGTTCGTCATCCAGTGTTTTCCATGTCTGCTTGTATTCGCGATGAATGGCAGCAATGACCAGGCTGATTTTTCCTGTTGAATTTTCAGTGTGCTGTTGATTGACTCTGGCGCGGGCGAGATCAACAACAGACGTGTATTTTCCGGTTTCCTTGCGTTCACCTTCGCGACGTTTTTTCCAGATGCGCATCTCTGCCTGAATTTCGGGCCATTTGGCACCAGGCTTACATTTATGCTTAACCCACCCGATGGCATGCAGCTTAAGCTCCGGATACATGGCGTTAACTTCTGGCATTTTCATCAACGCTTCAACGATATGTCCGTCGAATGTTGCCATGTCTTCCTGCAACAATTCCTGTGCGCTAATCACCATATCAACGGTGATGTTTTCACATGTGTCGAACTTAACCATGACAGCGTTCTGTACTTCAGGGGCCAGCTTGTCAAAAGTGACGTTCATCGGATCGGATTCAGTCTCAACCGGGACAAAAGAAGCAGAATCCTCATCCCAGCGGTTTTCCTGCATATATTCAGCATCCCATGAATCGAGGGCAGGGCGGGGTATGCCAGGTTTATCCTCGCAGACAATAAATTTATAAGCGCAGTCCTGAGCAGCCGGATAATGTTCCAGGAATTGCCAGTGAAATTTTGCTCGAGCACGGCGTTCGTCGCCAGCTTCAATGGCTGTGGCTACAGCCACAGCGCCTTCTTCCCTTGTTGCCAGTTCGTCAGGAATAGCGGCGCAAATAAAGACTTTACTCATTTGTTTTAACCTCATGACAGATTTAAGGATGAACAAATCCCTGCCATTGCTGGCATATAAGAATGAAACCGGATATTTATTACGGAACTGTTTTAAAGACCTGCCGGGATTTCGATATTATCCTGGTGAATAACTTTATCGACCGGGTAACAGTTACCGGGAATTTTCTGTTCGGTTGCTGCAGTCATACACTACTGCATTGTCCTGTGAACACTGACTGCAATATCAACTGGCTCTCCGGAAACAAGAAAAACTGTCAGAACAAGCACAAATGCTGAATTCATTGTGCACATCCTTTTGGCATCAGACGTAAACGAGCCAGCATTGAAACAATGCATATTTTATTTAATAGCTCCCGTTCTTGTTTTCTCTTGTTAATGGCATCTTCAGTAAATACTGGGTTACTGATAGTGACACCAATTTCAAAACAACCTTCAGACGTATTAACGTTTGGTAATAACGTTTTCATTATCGCGTCCTCAACAATGAATTTTGTGATGCAGTGCCTGGTGCCTCCAGGTGACGTTAACCAGTTAACAATTAACGCCGGATACAGAGAATCCACCCATAACACTGTTTTTGGTTTTAACTGTTCCGCGTGCGCTCAGCCGCATTCACCACATCACAAAATTCACTTTAAAAAGGGCGGCAGAGCAGTCACGGAGTAAAACTGATACCGCCAAACGTCACCAGAAAATTGATAACAGAGGGCGTTGCAGCGGGGTTGTCACTTAAGCGTATGGTCAACCTGACAACCCGGTGTCCTCAACGGGGGAAGGAATAACCCCGCCATACTTACCGCCGCGCCATTTCGCGGATTGCCACAACCGGAAGCGCACGGTCGACGAAAATTTAACGACAGGCTATCTATGAACCAGCTACCTCGCCGTGCGCTTTCGCGTTATGGTCTGACTTTTCAGGGAAATATCCTTTCAGTAAACTGTCAGTGCCGGATGCTCACCCGTGTCCGGCGCACGCACTCCACCTCATCCGTGGAGAACTCCTTAATTACCAACCTTAGCTTCGTTGGTTAGCTATTAACGCGGGTATGTAATCATTCTGGCAATGCTTAATGTCGCTGCTTTTTCCAGATTAGTGATATCCTGCTCCAGAGCGGACAGATTTTCAGCCTGCTTAGCCCTGGCTTCATTGGCCCATTTCAGATCCTGCGCTGCATTAATTTTCTGGCGCATCCACTCATAAAGTTCATCATCGGTATAGTCTGGCGCGATGATGACGGGTTCTCGTTTCTGCATACTGATTCCTCGCGGTGCTGTTTCGCTTATCAGCCGTTAGATTTTGCCGAACTGGAAAGTGCCTGTTTAAATTCGCTGAAGCTGAGAGCTTCTTCGCCTTCGGCAAGACCTTCGAAGTATTCTTCGTAAGCCTTTTCCATGATTGTGTCGAAATCCATATCACCCACCTGAATTTCTTTCCAGCCAGCGACGCGCTCCAGATTCGGTTTTAAACGTTTTGCTTTTGGTATACGTCATCGCGGTGAACGTACCGTCCTGGTTGGGGAACACGCCACATACCAGAGATTCGCTGTTGCCAAGATCGATAGTATCCATGTTGACCTCATTTCCCCTTAACGCCGGGGTAGCGGAACTGTTTGCTGAGAACACCGTGCGGTGTCTTGATGGATCGTAATTTAGTTTTCTCATGAATATTGGTCAAGTGCTTTTGATGATAAAACTCAATATTTAATGCAAAATAAAGCCAATACATTGAAATGTAAGGCTTTAAAATTTGTGAAGGGGGGTTATTGATGTTTGTTACGTTTGCGAGCTTCTAGTAGCTCGGTGAATAGGCGATTAAAATTCTCAACGCGGGCACGGAGTTCGCTGATTTGTGCTTGCTGCTCTGATTTTGGAAGTGCGCGATACAATCGCAACATCTCCAACTCATCTTCCGATAAGTCTAAGGCGCTGTTGAGTGCAACTGGTGGATCTGGTGTTTTATCCTCGTCACCAAACAGTATCCAAGTTGGTGAACATTGCAATACCTCAGCCAGGCGATGCAAATTTTGCCCGCGCGGGGCTGTATGGTCGCTTTCCCATAGTGAAATTGATGAGCCAGATACGCCAGCAGCTTTGCTTAAATCGTTTTGACTTAAACCAACCTGTTTGCGTCTTTCTCTAATTCGTTGACCTAAAGTTTTCTCGTTCATATTTAGATATCTTAATAACCCTTGACTTGAGATTCCTTGAGTGATTACTATTGAGAAAACTCAACTTTGGAGGGGTAATGTTTAAATCAGACGTAATTAATTTTTATGGGACGAAAGCCAAAGTAGCGAAAGCTGCTGGTGTTGATCCATCTGCTGTTTCTCAATGGGGGGAACTGGTTCCTGAAGGTCGCGCGATGCGCCTGCAAGAGGCATCCGGCGGGGAACTTCAGTACGACCCCAAAGTTTATGACGAATATCGTAAGGCAAAGCGGGCGGGGCGGTTGAACAATGAAAATCACCCCTGAACAGGTTTGTGAGGCTCTGGATGCCTGGGTATGCCGACCAGGAATGACACAGGAGCAGGCGACGATATTAATCACGGAAGCATTCTGGGCTCTGAAAGAACGCCCGAACATCGATGTTCAACGCGTCACGTTTAATGATGGCGAGGTTGATCAACGGGCGCTGTGCGTTAACCGGGTGAAGATATTCGAACGCTGGAAAGCTATCGACACCAGGGATAAGCGGAAAAAATTCACGGCGCTGATTCCGGCAATTATGGAGGCTATCCGAATTAGTGATTTCAGGCTGTATCGTGAGATCAGTGATGGAAAAAGCATTACGTACATGATCGCCGGATTAAACAAAGAATATGGCGATGTGGTGGAGTCCGGGCTGCTTTTTGCGGATCCATCTGTTGTGGAACGTGAGACTGACGAGCTTATAGAAAAAGCTATTGCTTTCAAGCATGCGTATCGTCAGCAATATCAATATTACTTTGCAGATAAACAAATGTCTGCCAGGGGTTCGTATGAGTATCGATGCACTACGATGGGCTAAAAAGGTGAAAACCGGCAGTTCATCCAGTAAGTCTGTATTGACCTGGCTTGCTGATATGTGCGGTGCCGATTTGTGTGCATACCCGTCTGTATCTGCACTGGCAGAAGTAACGGAACTGAACAAAAAGACTGTGCAGGACAGCTTACGACACCTGATGGAGATTGGGTTAATTGTTGATACCGGTGAGAGAAAAGGCAGAACAAAGCAAATTGTGGTGTACCGACTTATCGGTGTAGAAGAAAGTGTTGCCGAGCCTGAATACACCCAAAAACGGGAGTCTTTAAAGGTGGGTAAAATCGGTGCTGTTAATAAAAACAGTACCGAAAATGGTTATGTTTCAGCACAAAACAGACCCAAAAACGGAACTCTTAGCTGCATGGAAAATAACCAAAGACACCCAAATTTTCCATCAAAGACACCCAAAAACGGATCACGGAACCCAAAGGAACCCAAAGAGCTAAACCCCACACATAACGCACGCGAGAGTGCTCCGACCAGTGAGCAGAAAGTTTTGTCGTTACAGGCTGCACCTCCTGTATTCCTGGATGGCCTGAGCGAACCCATCGAAAAATTTCCGATGACCGATAGCTGGTATCCGTCACGGGATTTTCGACGACGGGCTGCGTTGTGGGGGATGGCTTTGCCGGAGACAGAATTCACACCTGCTGAACTTGCCGCCTTCCGGGACTACTGGGCTGCTGAGGGGAAAGTGTTTACGCAGATTCAGTGGGAGCAGAAATTCGCCCGTCACGTAAATCACGTCAGGGCGCAGGTTAAACCAGTCAGCAAGGGGGTAAACCATGCAGCAGCACCAGGTGACACCGCATCACGGGCAGTTCAGGAAATTCGGGCAGCACGTGAGCAGTGGGAACGTGAAAACGGATTTATCAGCGACGGAAACGGCCTGGAAGCTGTGGGAACTCATGGGGGAGGTTTATTCGAACCGCTGGACCCAGAAGAACGGGGCCGCACCTTCGAAGCTCTGGATTGCACAGATTGGTGCGATGACTGAGCAGAAAATCCGACAGGTCTGCCGCCAGTGCATGGACCGCTGCCGGGCGGGTGAAACATGGCCTCCGGACCTGGCTGAGTTTGTGGCGCTGATTTCTGAAAGCGGAGCCAATCCATTCGGTCTGACGGTGGATGCCGTGATGGAGGAGTACCGTCGCTGGCGCAACGAGTCCTGGCGATACGACGGGAGCGATAAATACCCGTGGTCTCAGCCTGTGCTGTATCACATTTGCCTCGAGATGCGTTCAAAGGGGATTGAGCGGCAGATGACCGAAGGGGAGTTAAAACGGCTTGCAGAACGGCAGCTGACGAAATGGGCAAAGCATGTTAGTAACGGCCTGAGTGTTCCGCCAGTCCGGCGACAACTGGCGGCACCCAAACGCCCGTCGGGGCCAACGCCAATTGAGTTGCTGAAACAGGAATATGAACGCCGGAAAGCGGCTGGGCTTGTCTGAGTTGAGAAGTAATTTTTACCGGGAGGAAATTTATGGAGACTGTTTTTGACGCACTGAAAGCAATGGGAAAAGCCACATCCATAGAACTTGCTGCGCGCGTGAAGAAGTGCTGAACGAACTATGGGAACTGAAAAAGGCTGGTTTTGTTGATAAAAGCGCGTACACCTGGCGTGTGGCTGATAACAACGTTCAGCAGGAACAGCCAGCGCAGGCAGAACTGCCGGAAGAAACCACCACAATGAGTGAAGTTATGCAGCGCATACTGGCATTTTATCAGGGAAATGTTCGATATTTTAGACGTTACTAGATTAAAGAGCATTAGTTCAGATGTGAATTGACATTGTGTGGCACAGGGTTGGGCTAGCGTGGGGGTTTGCTTTGTGTAAGAAACGGATGCTCTGCAAATTACTACTAATGCTTAATGTTAGTCTGATCTGCTCCCCGATGATTAATACACCGCTATGTTAGTAATGTCTGTAGATCGCTGTGTGTTGCATCCATCGGTTGACCCCACAGTCCAAACCAGACTGTCAGCTTTGATTCGATTCTATCTACTCAACCTGTCAGGTAATGTCTGAGCTAATACACAGAGTACGGCTATCGCGAACTTTAAGCTAGGTATCTGATACGCACCGTTCACTTGGTTGTACTTCTTGCACTGACTAGCTATCGTGCGCAGTTATTTATAGGTAATCTCCAGTGTATAATTTTCCAACTTATGGGAGATTGTAAAACAGGAGGAATATATGAGGAAAAAATCGTTTGGACGTTGCCCGTTTGATTTCGACGAAGATGTAAAAAAAATAGCCGCGATAAATAAATATATCCATGCGAAATTTGAGAGGCATAAAAATAAAATAGATAACCTAAAGGGGGTGGAACAAAAATTGATGGTTTTACATTACTTTAATGTACTGGATGAACTTAGTAATCAGGCTATATTTTCTTTGAGTACCGGAGCCTTTTCAGCATCGGAAGTATTAACTAGAGTTATAATGGAACAGGCTGCCAATCAATTTTATATAGCAATTGATGATGGAAAAAATGCACAAGCATTACTCAAGGGTAGTAAGAAATTAGTTCATAGTAATGGGAAACGGTGGCTGGAGTGTTTAAAATCCAAAGAAATGACTAATCCAGCAGCAGATGAAAGGATTCGTATCGGAAAAGAGCTAACTGATATGTTTAATAGATTGTGGCCAAATACACCTGAATATCCTGGAACCAAAAAGCTTTTCGAAGTAATTGGCTGGGAAACACACTATCATGCCTATTACGTCCCTCTTTGTGATTCAATACATACATTCTCTGATGATATGGCAAATATAGTATCTCTATATAATGCAATCCAAAGCGATAAAACTACTGCTATCGAACTCACTCTTGCAGTTAAACAAGAAAATAAACGGCTGGCAATTTATAATGTCGTAATTGCTATTGGCCTACGGTGTGAGGCCTTAGTAAATGTATTTAACTCTTTAGGTTATCGAGATATTATAACTGAAATGGCGCCAACAATAGATGCAGTCAACCAGATTATAATTCGATATGATGATTTCGAACATTCCAGAATTTTTTATTGTCAATAATTAATTGGCAGAATTCGTACATGCACAACAACTAGTTATAGTTGACCTATTTCGCTCTTGAGAGACAACCATACTCAAATCTTCCACATTGCAGGAGATTTGAGTATGAATACGTCACCGAGGAACAAAGACAGTATCATAGGCCCAAAAAGACCACTTCAGATATCTCATATCTGGGGGCTCCAAATCCGGCTTGAACTGGAAGGTAAAACGCGTGATTTAGCTCGGTTTCAAGCAGAGCTACGGTGTTGCAACTGAAAAACTGGCAGTCCTATCCAATTTGAGATAACCAAAGGGACAAGAGAAGCTGTTTCTGCATTGATAAAGCTTGGCAATTTACGCAGTAAAGACTACTTGTTCCGATCTCGGGTCGGTACTAACCAACACATATCAATCCTGCAATATAACCGAATCTTTCATAGGGGGGAGAAAAGCTTGGTCTCGAAGATTCGCTTTACAGCACACATTCCATGAGAAGAACAAAACCTTGCCTTGTCTGCAAGAAAACTAAGAATCTCCGGGTGATCCAACTTCCGTTGGGCCATAAGAAAACGGAAAGCACAGTTCGTTATCTGGGTATAGAAGTTGATGATGCATTAGAGATCTCTGAATCGATCGAAGTCTAAAGCTGTCAGGGCTGCAGCAGCAGCCCTGTGCCAAGAGCGTACCAATATATGTCTCAAAAAATTGGGCACAGGTCAATATCAATACCAACAACTCTGATTGTGCTCATGTGATTTACTCCTGTAGAAAACGCAGACAGTAAAAATATTTCACTGGCTGCTTCAGACAGGGCGTCCATCATATCATTACATAACAATAGCGGGGCACGATATCTAGACATGCAGCAACGATGGACATAGAATGAGTACAATCAAAAGCATGTTTAACTACTTTAATTTAAAAATCTTAGAATCTTAGGTGTAGAGTTCAATACTTAGTTACATACCCTTTTGAAAGCATCACAAATCATAACTATGAGCCTGTTAAAGGCATAGGTATTCTTAATTAAGAGCATTTTAATGAGAGAAAAATAAAATGAAAAGACTATATTATACCCATCATGATAGTCGAACCTTAAAACTTGCTATAGAAGGT